ATCTACACTTATGCGATCGTCGGCAGCGTCAGATGTGTATAAGAGACAGCCCTTTCCCCCAACCCATTACAATAACGATTTGGACAAACGTGCATGAGCGACAGTCGTGGGAACTGCCGGAGGGGGTATATTATTCTTTTTTTTATTCTTCTTTTAAAAAGAGACTACCTTAAAAAACAGAAAAAAAATCGTGCATTCGTGCAGAAGTACTGTTGTTTTCTTATATCAATTTGATATGCAACAAATTACAGGCGCACAAAATCCGCACGAATTGCGCACAAATAGCGCACGAATTGTACTTTTTCGGGAAAAAGGCCGAAAAGTACGCAAACGGAAGAATTAGTGCGGGAATGTACGATTTTTGTGCGGGTGTAATCTATTGATATACAGGTGTGTATAAATGTGTACATGTACAAAAGTACTGCCGCACGAATTTTATACTATATCCGTGCAAGGACTTGGTTATATGCTCGGTATTTAGTATATTTGTGTAAAAATCAACACTTTAAATGATAAAGAAAGACCGATTTGTCTGTTGGCTGCCTTGCAAACCATATGTTAAGCAGTTCCTTTTGCATAATTTCAATACGCCTGATGATACCTGGACTGAAATCGTTAACCTGTCTTCCGACAAGGAGTTGCAGAACGATTTCCTTTCCCGGCTGTCCAAGCCCGGACGCTACGAGAACAAATACCGTAACCTCTACCGCTATACGGCCAATGTGGCGGTAGAGATACGTCGTGATGACTTCTACCGCTATGGCTGGTCGATGTCAAATACTGAAGTGGTGGCGTTCGGTACCAAGATTGAACGGCGGATCAAACAGATATTGTTCCTCTATCTTGATACCCATGTGAGTATGGGACTTCCATTATCAGCCGCTATCCGCAATTTCCAGACGAAGTTCGGATTTACTGAAGACACCTGGTCTTATGACACCATCCGCAGGGAGTATAACCGACACGGATATCGGAAGACAGTGGAGAATACTACTATTTTTGATTTTATTAACCGTATAATATTGGGGAAGTTGTCCGAGTTTGGGACAATTTCCCAGCAAGGAAGATTAGCGTATGAAAGTGATAAATTATGATTTTGAAAACATCGGAGGACTGTTGCAGGTGATTGCCGTTTCCCCGACTTCGTTTTTGCGGATCCGTAAGGATTATGCCGGTGGTCTGAACTACCTGGAGCTTCGCAACCGGGAGAACATTATTTCCATTCCGGTGTATGCCAATGACACTTATATATATAATGAGGACAAGGAGGTAAATGATGCGGGGGATTGCTGGAATGTGTCGGTTGAAGGGGTGATTCCGAAACTTTCCTCAGTGAATCATCAGCTGATGGAGACTCTGGAGCGTGGCTTGTGGTATGTATTGGCGGTGGACGGCAACGGCCAGGTCCATTGGTGCGGGCAAGAAGACGCGTTAATGTTGTTTGCCACGAACAAAACAAGCGGGCGTTCGGTTTCAGAACGGAACGGCACGTCTTTTACATTCACCTGTATCCAGGATGAACCCACCATCTTCATTGAAAATATAGAAGAAATGTAGCTGCATGACTTCTGCTGTTTATGTGTAACAGGCTTTAAATTATAGATTTATCTGCCGTCCGGCGGTGCCCTGTGTCCTTGGGCACCGCTTTTTTTGCATTTTTCTTTGCGCAAAAAAGTTATATGAACGAAACAGTTATCACACTTTTTGGAGCGATTGATCGCTTCTGGTATAACAAGAACTACCTGAAATACTTTTTGGACAAAGCAAAAGGGCAGCCGGTACGTCTGAAGGTTTCCAGTCCGGGCGGTGATGTGGCTGAAGCTATCGCCATGTCAAGCCTGATGGCCGATCATGGCAACGTGACGGTGGAGTTTATCAGCTTCAACGCTTCGGCAGCTACTATACTGGCGTTCGGTGCCAAGTCCATTGAGATGCACGAAGATGGCATGTGGCTGGCTCATAAGTGCAGCCTGGGCGTGGACATTTGGGGACAGCTCAACGCGGATCAGCTCGAAGACACCATCAAGGAGTTGCAGAACAAAAAGAAGAGTGCCGAGGCTATTGACCTGATGATCGCACAGAAGTACATCAACCGCAGCGGCAAGAGTCTGAAGGACGTTATCACCCTTATGGAAGAAGAACGCTGGATGCCTGCCGCAGAAGCCAAGGACTGGGGATTCATAGACAAGATTATTCCCGGTACCCATAAGAAGCCGCAAGTGACCGATGAGATAACGGACTGTTTTACCGCCAATGGTTTACCGTTGCCGGTACTCAATGCTTCCGAATCGGAAACGCAACCCAAAGGAAATGACAGAAACCTTGTTTCCCAAATCATTGACGGTATCAAAAGCCTGTTTCCTGCCAATAATACCTCTGAAGACATTTCTAATTCAAATACAGTTATTTCCATGCGTAAAGAATTTACTTTCATTAATCAGATCCTCAATTGTGAAGGCATTGAGGAAAAAGACGGTAAGATATCGCTTACCGTAGAGAACTTGCAGGCCATCAATAACGCCATCAAGGTAGCCAATGAAGCGAAAACCAAAGCTGAAAGCGATCTGACAGCCGCCAATACAGCCAGACAGACGGCCGAAAACAATCTGACGGCAGTTGTCAACGACCTCGATAGCCTGAGCGATAGCGTCAGGAATGCGGCCGACAACAAGACTAAGGTACAGGTTATCCGCAATATCGTGGCCAAGATTCCCGGAACGGCAACCGCCAGTCATCAGGAATCGAACGAGGACAGCAAATTTGCCGATATCGCTACGGATCCGATCAACAGTTATGAGAATGAATAACATCTAAACTATTCTATTTATGGATTTTAAAGCACCTATTGACATTACCACGGTTCTGACCGCGGTAAAAAAACACAGAGACATCCTGAAGGCGGTCGATAAGCTCGACGCTTCGGAGGTATTGAAACATTTCACTCCGGTACCGGGTATTACCGATTCCCTTGAATTGGGCAAGGTAGAAGGCGGCAGCATCTCCAGCAAGTACACCGGCAAGTTTACAGCCGGCAAGTATCTGGGTAAGATTGTTCCGCGTCGTCTGGTCGTTCGTCCCGTCGTGATGGAGATGTCCGATGAGCCGGAACGTTACCGCCGCACCTACATTGCTGAGGTACCCGGTACGCTCCGCAAAGAACATCCCTTCGAGTTGTGGCTGATCAACCACGGCCATGAACTGGCATCCAATGATTTGCTGTTTGCTCTTTTCACAGCGAAATACAGCGCTGATGAGAACAAGACGGACATTCAGGACTCTTTCGACGGTATCGGTACCATTGTTACCGAAGGCGAGGCAGTCGGAGATATCTCCAGTGCTGAAGGCAACGTATATGCCACCGGTGAGCTGACTCGTGCCAACATTGGCGAAAAGTTGCTGGAGATGTGGCGTCACATGCCGCGTACCTTCAAGCGCAAGAAGAACATCAAGATGTTCATTTCCGACGATTTGGGCGACATGTATGATGACTGGCGCAAAGATGAAGGTACTATCGTTATCGGATTAAAAGAAGATACTTCCGATACACAACACCTGCTCGGTTCCAACAACCGTTGTGAGCTGGTACGTGTTCCAAATCTTCCCGATGGTAGCCAGTTTATCATGCTGAGTACTAAAAATAACATTTGCTACGGATTTGACAAAGAGAGCGATTTCAAGTCTATCAAGCCGTTCAATTCCGGCAATCCTTATACGTTCGATGCTGCGGGCAAGTACGTGATTGGCTTCCAGTTCGTATCGGTGCATAAATCGGAGTTCTGCGTCAATGACCGTCCGGTGGATCCTGAAGGGACCAATCCATTCGGATATATCGAGGTCACAATTGCACCGGATGAAGCGAAGGCCAACGGTGGCAAATGGCGCATTCAGGGTGAAGAGGCTTGGCGTGATTCCGGTACGTATGTAGCGGTTCCCGGTGGTAAGGAATATACCGTCGAGTTCCTGGAGGCCGCCGGATATACCACTCCTGCCGTGCAGAAGAAAACTCCTGCTGCGGGTGCAGTAGAGAAAGTGACGGGTACATACGTTGTTAAATCTGAATAAATCCTGTGACTATGGCAGAAGTAGATCCTAAATTATGTATTGCCCTTGATGATATCAACGAGGCAATGGACTGCGAGAACCAGGATAATATGGGCGGTATCATACCGTCCGTTATCTTCGGTTATCATGCAGATGTGGCGACATGGCCGGACTACCCGAAAAAGACGGATGATCCGCTTTCACTGGAGGCCGCCGGTGCACTGGTCGGTGATCTTGTTATGAAAGAAGGTTGCCGGGCCTATAAGATGGATATCACTGACGAACTGGCTGAGTTCAAGATTACGGATCAGGGAGAAACCGGTGGTGAATCGTTCCTGATGGACTTGAATATCATTTCGGCCAAGATGCGGAAGAAGATATTCGGTTTTGAGAATGCGACCAAAGGCCGCAAGATGTTCTTTATCGTGACCGACAACAACGGCACGAACTACCTGATGGGTGACAAACGCCGCGGTGCTATGCGTGCCTCCGGAGATGGTTCTACCACCGGGGCAAACTCTACTGCGCGTAATCAGAACACACTTCATTATACTTTCACTGCACCGCGTAAATGTGTGTATGAAGGTGATGCGGAAGACATTCTCACTGTAAAGAACGCACCTGGAGGTTGATTTTTGTTTCTTCGTTTGGTTAGTTGCTTGTTTATGTCCGTCTCCGGAGTTTTTCCGGAAGGCGGACATTTTGTTTTGTCCTATCACAGCAATAAAATTCGCAACACCTTTGTATAACGTTAATATCAAGAATCATGGCTGAAATTACAAATGCTTATATCGTAGCCCGCAGAGAAGGTATCGCCTGGCTGAACTCTGCTAAGAGAGAATACAATACTGGTGTGGCTATCCTTGCTAAATCAGGTTACAAGACAATCGTATCATCCAAACTGGCTAAATTAGGCGAAAAGCCGCATACCCGCGAGAAGCTGGAATATGAAATCCGGCAGATGATTAAAGTCTGGTACCATCCGGATGATCCGCGCTTTGAGGATGTGGACCTGGCGGATGATGCGGTACCGGGTAATGACGGACGTTCTGAGACAGTTCCGGAAGAAACGGCGGCGGCTATCGTTACCATTGCGGAAAAAGAACTGGCACGTGAAACGGATGAACAGCCCGCTTATCCGCCTGTCATTGCCAAAATTATCTATGATTTCCGGGATTGCTACAATGAACGTTCACGGCTGCACCGGTTACTCTCCGAACAGGGTGAGACCAATACAGCGGCTGTATGTGCACAGCGCAAGGATATTGTTACCCGTATAGCCTTCCTCTCCAACCGCATGACATTGCTGGCTGCCATCAAACAGCAATATGAGCAGAAAAAGGAGTTGCCGACTGATGAGCAGCTGGACGAGCTTTATAAAAAAGTGGATGTTGCTGAAGAGAAGCCGGAAAAGGAAGATGAACAGACTGATATCAGTTCCCTTTCCGTCGAAGAACTGAAGAAAGCGAAATCCAATGCCAAGAGTAAGATTACCAAGGCAAAAAACATGTTGCTGTATTCTTCAGAGAGCAAACCTAAAGACGGCAAGGAAAACCCGCTTCCGGACTGCCCCAAACGTGTGAGATACGAGAAGAAGGTGGCTGATCAGGAGGCATTGGTAGAGAAAATAGAGTATAGACTGGCCGAGCTGCAATAATGTTGGTATGTTGCAGCGATATGAATGAGATGCCGGCGGAGAGAATGAAGGACAATGCGCTCCCTCTCCGCCAAACGGATGTGGCAGCCTCCGACCATGATCGGGTTTCGGAGAAGCTGCTGCATCCGGACGCTATGGGAATGCTGGTTCCCGGCAGAGATAAGCATTTCTATTCTTCCGGAGCATTTAACCTGATCCAGTTGATTTTATATATTTTGAAACAGACCGGTCCGGCACACCTGTTCTTGACTACTTACTCCATCTCGATGGATAGTATCAACGCCCTTCATCGTAAGGTCGAAACGAATGAACTGTTATCTGTACGGTTCTTAATAGACAACCGTGTACGCAGCATTTCACCGAAGCCGTTTGACTATCTGGTAACTACATTCCCGGACAGCTACCGCTGCCTGGCACTACATGCAAAAGTGGCGTTGCTGTATAACGAAGACTGGAAGATTACCGTTGTAGGCAGTCAGAATGCTACGCACAACCCGAAGCTGGAGCGTGGAATCATCCATACCGGTAGAGATATTTTTGACTTTGACTTTAAAATGTTGAATGATGAGTTTGACGCAGGAACAACGTGAGGAGATTGAGAAAATGGCGTATCGCCTTATCCCTCCGGGAATGATTGCAATCAATATCGGTGTGGATGAGACGGATTTTCTTGCAGAACTTCGTACTCCGGGCACTGAGGTGCGTACAGCTTTCTACCGGGGACATCTCAGACAGATGGTTGAAGTACGGGAGGCTATCATCAAGTCCGCCATCAACGGCAGCAATCCAGCACAACAGGAACTGATCAAGTTCTTTAAATCGCAAAAGCAATATCTTGAGTATGAGTAACAGCTTGACAACATCCAAAAGTAAATCTGCACTGGAGGAACAGTCATATGAACTCATCCGGCAGCACATTATTGATCCGGAAAACAGTCCGTTGCCGGAGCATCTTCGGGTGCAGTGCAACCGGGTATTGCAGATAGCCCGTTTGCTGGATGATTATCCCAATGAGAGCCATATCATCAACATCATGCTGGCGAAATACCGGATTTCACGTACACAGGTACGTAAGGATATCGCCCTGGCAAAAGAACTGTTCAAGACACAGCACCAGTTTGACTGGGATTTCTGGTTTGCTTGGATGATCAAGGACCAGATACAGCTTATCCGGGACTGTAAGCTCAGAGGTGATCTGAAGAACTGGAACAACGCCAAGAAGGTGCTACATCAGATGATTGGCGAACGTCCGGCTTCGGTTGAGGATCCGCGACGCATGGAGAAGAACGTGTTCTACATTCAGATCAACAGCATGGGGCAAAAGGTGGATATTCCGCTGGATGCCATCCGCAATCTTTCTCAGGAAGAGCAAAAGGTTTTGGTAGATTCGATGTACACACCTATTGACGATGTGCAGGCAGAAGAAATAATGAACTCATAAATATAACAGCCTTGGGCGGGCTTTGTAAAACCCATATAAAAGCAATGAGTATGAAAAGTTTTTTTATTAAAGTTATGGTTTTGGTAACGGTGTTGGCTATTCTTATGTTTGGCGTTCCTCATTATCGGATATGGTCCGCTGAACAAAGAGGCAAGGCTGAATTTGCAGAAGCTGAACAGAACCGGAAAATTAAGATTGAAGAGGCGAAAGCGAATCTGGAAGCAGAGAAACTGAATGCCCAGGCTGAAGTGGAACGTGCCAAAGGTGCGGCAGAAGCAATCAAGATTGAAAATGGCAGCATTACCCCCGCTTATATCCAATATTTGTGGGTACGTCAGCAGAATAATCTGAATGACAAGACTGTAGTTTATATTCCGACAGAAACAAACCTTCCGTTATTGGAAGCTACAAGAAACAAATAGCCTTGGGTGGGCTTTGTAAGACCCTTATACATATTATGAAAGAAATAGGATTAGGCGACAAAGTTCGCAGTAGTGTATCAGGCTTTTCAGGGACTATAACTGCTAAATGCGAGTACTTACATGGCACAACAACGTATGCTGTTACAGCCCCTGAGCCGTTAAATGGAGAAGTAAAAACAGAATGGTTCGCAGCCTCTGAACTCATAATTGAAGAGTAAGAGGCTTGACAGGTCCCGGAAAGGTTACTACTTTTTCGGGTTCTGTTAAATTAATACTTTCAAAACAGATTAATCATGAAGAAACTGACCAATAAACGCCTGATCTCTTATCTGGTTGACCACAAACATATTGATATGGTATCGGTCAGCAAGACACAGATTGTTTGCACCGTATCCGCAAAGTTTAAGCCGGATGAAGTAAAAAAACTATTAGATGATACAGGGCAGCCAATGCCCCGTATGACTTCTTCCGAAGGTGTGAACTATATTGTTTTCCCACGTTATTGATACGGCAGGACAATGGACGAAAACGTTTGGGAAGAGGTCATACAGGTCAATCCGGCACAGGCGGCATTCCTGGTAATGCCGTACAAGAACGGGTATGTCATCTATTCACGTGCAACGGGTAAATCATTCATTACCGGTGCCGTGATAGATGACAATATCCGGCTGATGCCTCGTGGTATTACCACGCTCACACAGGCTACCATTGGTCAGGCGCTCACTAAAACATTACCATCCGCTTTCAAGATGCTGGAGATGCTCGGTTACAAGCAATGGGATCCGGTCAGCAAGACCGGTGACTATGTGGTGTGCCGCAGTCCCATTGAAGGATGGTACAGGCCCTATGAACACATCATGTCGTTTGAGTACGGCATCAGCTTCTCCAATGGTCACATGCTCTACATACTTACGCAGGGCGGTAACAGCCGCGGTCCGAACGCGGATTACAACATCACCGACGAAGCGTTGACGCTTGATAAGGAGAAGTTTGACCAGGAGGCGGCACCGACCAACCGTGGTAATGAACACATCTTTGGTCGCAAGTCCAAGAATCCCGTTCTGAAACATCACGGCAACACCTTCCTCTCTTCCATGCCTTACACGCCTGAACAGAAATGGTTGCTTGAACCGGCCAAGTATTACGAAGAAGAACGCGGCATCCGGCTGTTTGATGTCTGGAATAAGATTGTGCGGTTACAGATGCAGCTCATTGATGCAAGGATTGCGAATGATGCGGGACTCTTCAAGGAGATCTGGAATGAAACCGTCCGTCTCCGTCAGAGTATCACACCGTTCGTTTCACGCGACGGCACGCTCTTTATCCTCGGCTCTATCTTCGACAATATCGCCAATGTGGGTATGAACTATATCCTGAACCAGTATAAGGTGATGGATAAGCTTTCCTTCATGATCGAGATACTGAACTTCATGGTGGATAAGATTGATAGCTGTTATTACCAACTGGATGAACGGCACGTGTATTACAATGCGACCAATGACGACTATATCCGTGACTTTGCCGAAGATCATAACTACAACTGGCAGCAGCTTGCCAATAACGATGACAGCCGGCGTGACCTGGACTGTACCCCCACGAAGCCGCTGGAACTGACGCCTGACTGGGGTTCTGCCGCCTCGTTCCTTGAAGTGGCACAGGAGCGCAATTATGATTTCGTGACGAAGCTGCTGACACGTGAGCCGGTGGATAACAATATCAATGAATTTTTTGTCAAGCGTGACGAAGAAGACGATACGATGGTCAACGCGCTGATGGATAAGTTCTGTCACTATTACCGTAACCATATCAACAAGCACCTGCATTATTACCGTGACCGCTACGGGGATGCACGCCGCGCCAACAATAAGAAATCCTATAATGAGCTTGCCATTGAGCGCCTGGAGAAACACGGCTGGACGGTGGAACAGCACACGCATGCGGGTATGGAGCCGCCGCAGCATGATAAATATCTGTTGTGGGCTTCTATCCTGGCGGAGAAGGACGAACGGTTCCCGAAGAAGCGTTTCAACGGCTCGAAATGCAAGTACACGCTTATATCCATGAACAACACGCGTGTCATTGAAGATCGTGAAGGACGGTTTGCCAAGGATAAGCGCAGCGAGCGCAACCAGTCCATCCTTCCTGAAGAGGCAACACACTTCGGGGATGCAGTCGATAAACGTGTCTGGACGAAGTACGGGCATCTGCTCAGGCAGGCATACGGGTTCGTGGACGCACGTATCTGATTCACTGCACATACATTCGCAACAGTTATCGCAATACTTATAACAGGACTCGCAACGATTGAGGACCGGATGCCGCATCGGAGGACAGGCGGAGGGTGTTTTCTTTAATGTAAAAACCTATTACTTTTGTCATATTTCCTTACTTTTTGCGGTTTCCCTTGCGCTTTTTGATAGGGCGCGGTAGGAAGAAACTTCCGTTTCTTTTTCCATTCGGATGGAAAACGGGGTGTTGTGTGTTCATTTTCAAGAAGGTAACTTTCTTATAACATTCATTAACAGAGTCCCCGGCGCGCGCAAAATCCGTACTGAAGAAATAGGCAGGCAAATCTATTTCCCCAGTACGGATTTTGCGCGCTTATAGAGGTAGGAAGCATCGCTTCCCGTGTTTGTTTGCACCCGTGCAGGTCCCCGGTCTTTTCTGTTTCAAATTCTTAGGTAGGGACCGTAGAGCGGTAAGCGTTCCGCTTGACGTACCTCCGTTTCTCTTCCGGAACTCCTTTTTATTTCTGCATGTCTGTATGCGGTCAGGTAGTCTTTTGAGTCCGCAAATGTAGGGCACCGGTCTGACAAGCAAGGTCAGGCGTTGTCCGCTAAAAAATCTCCACCTTGCAGGTAGTATTCAAGCCTCCGGTTTTAGTCGGAACCTTGCAGAATGTCATCCTCGGCACCTCAATTATTGCGGCATCAAAAGGCAACCATACCGCACGTCATACAGACACGCCGGAATAAAAAAAAAGTCGTTCCGGGAAACGGAGAATCTGAAAAAGGCTCCACCCGACGACTCCAAAAATCCAGAATAAAATTAAAACTTACAGTTATGGCAGCAAAAAGAAACATTCCCGAAGCATGGAAAAATCAGTGGCATAAACCGATGATTTCCTTATTTGACTACATACCGGCAAGATACGAGGCTACAGAACGGGAAAAACAAATCCGCTCACTGATATGGGACTTCAAGGCTGGGAAACGCAGCAAACAGGTAGCGGCTATCGTAGCGGGTAAGATAGCGGAAAAATTCGGTTCGTTTGCCGATACCATTGTGTTTGTCTGTGTTCCTGCAAGTTCGGCAGAACGGACGGAAAAACGCTATCGGGACTTTTGCGAAGAGGTTTCCAACCTTTGCGGGTGTATGAATGGCTACAAAGCCGTGAAAGTGGGCGGAAAACGTATGACCATCCACGAAACCAAGAAAGGCAAAAGCATACAGAACACGGAAACTATTACGCTGAATACTGACTTTTTCAACGGGAAGCGGGTACTGGTTTTTGATGACATACTAACGAAAGGACACAGCTACGCACAATTTGCGTGCGCACTGGAGCAATTAGGTGCGGAAGTGTTGGGAGGTTATTTTTTAGGTAGAACAATTCTTTCTTATAACTAATATATATTTTTTGTTATGAATACTTTATTCGATAATGATTGCCGCTACATGAGTGACAGTGAACTGATTTACGAGATTAGCAATAACAGGCAGATTGTTTCAGACGTTGAACGCAGCAACGGGGAGATAGATATAGACAGGCTGTTTGCATCTTTGACGCCTGGACGCAAGAAAGTAGCTGTGGCAGCGGTGGAGATGTACAAGAGACAGCAGTCTCAACAGGTTGAACGCAGGCAGATTCTTTCAAGCAAGGATGTATACGAACTGATGCAGCCGTTAATAGGTGATTTACGGAATGAAGAGTTTTGGGTCGTGGCTATTAATAATGCATCCAGAATAATCAAGAAAGTACAGGTTTCAGTAGGCGGTATAGACCAGACTTCGGCAGATGTACGGCTGATAATGCAGGTGTTGATAAATACGGGAGCTTCGCAGTTTGCAGCGGTACACAATCATCCGAGCGGCAACAGCCGACCGAGCAATGAGGACAAGAGGCTGACGGAACAGCTTAAAAAGGCGGCAGCGTTATTCAATATTCGGATGATGGACCACGTAATTATAACGAATGACGGATATTATAGCTTTTGCGATGAAGGGATGATTTGACGGATGGGGTGCGGGCGCACCCATTCCGTTTGCTCGCACGCTCGCAAACGGAATGGGACCCAAAGCGGTATTTTGTTTTATGTTTCCCGTTCCTTCAACCACGGAGGGGCTTTTTTTGTCCTATGAAAGCGGATGGTATGATTGTACCTTTGTGACAAAAAAAGATATGATACGCTTTATTACCAAGTTTGTCGGTACCTATGGGTATGATTCCCTGAAGGAGTTCTTTCTTTCGGTGGCGCCCAGTTTCAAATATAACCTGCAACTGCCGGCTATCTCCTTCAGTGCAATCACTGCGGTAGTCAGTGAATGGATAGGTATTACCCCGTTGCTGGCGATGGCCATGCTGATCGCCATTGTTTCCGAGATGTGGACGGGCATCAGGGCAAGCAAGATTCAGGGCATAGGATTTGAATCCTTCCGTTTCTCACGCTGTATCATCAAGCTGTGTATCTGGCTGACCATCATTTATATCACCCACTCATTCTATCTGGAGAGCAAGGCGGGGGCTGAAGAAAGCTTCATCATGCTGCTGGCCACCCTATTCTTTTCCATTGTCAAAGTGTTCGTCATGACCTGGTTCTGTGTGGAGCACGTGACAAGCATACTGGAGAACCTGGCGGTTATTGACGGCAAGCCTAAAGATACGCTGATCAGGCAGGTGGGCATGTTGTGGGTGACGGTTACAGACAAGTTTAAAAAGAAGGTAGATGAGACGGAACGTTAGCTATATGTTGTTATGTGCGGTTATTGCGCTTCTTTCCTATCAAGTCGGCTATTGGCTGGGATCCCGTCACCGGAGTATTGTCCGCGTTCCGGAAACGGTGGTCAGGCATGATACGATACGACCTGCCATTCCGGAACCGGAGGTAATTGTCCGTGAGGTACCCGCAGAAGTGGATACGGCGGCTATACTGACCGACTATTTCTCGGAGAAGCATTATCTCGATACGATTATTGAGCGTCCTTACCTGCGGGTGGAAATGACCGATGTCATATCCCGCAATGCGCTACTTGACCGTACTGTAGTGGTGGATTACCGGCAACCGGTTGTTTATAACAATGCCCTGGCTCTAGGATTGGATGCCGGGCGTTACAGCTGTGTGTTATCCGCGGGGTATCGGCGTAGGTCGTGGGAGTTCAAGGCGGGCTATGACCTGTACAATAAATCACTGGTGTTGGGTATATCTAAAGATCTGTGGAGATGGTAGCGAATTTGGTCAATAACACGTATCTGTTTTCCGCCGATATGGAGGATATCCGTATTACGGACGTACACGAAAAACTGGTTTTCAAGATGACGGTTGACGGGCAGGAGGCGCTTTCTGAAGTGTACTATCCGGACAGTGGGAACGCAGTCGTCATTTGCGATCCGGGTGATATCATCAATGAATATTTCGTTCGTCCGGAACTGGGAGGCGGTGATGACCGGATCATATTGCCGCCCATGACGGTACAACTGTCCCTTTCAGACAGCGAGGCAACTGCTGACTACACGCTTTATGTGTTCCACTCAAGATACCGCGTGTCTTTCGAGCCGCTGACCGGCTTCATATTTTATTCCCGCTATAAAATCAAGCATATCAGGCAGAATACGATTGATTACCTTTCCTTCTTCGTGTCTGACAAGACAAAAGTGTATCTGGATATCATCCACCTGGAATCCGGCAGCAGCGTCAAGAAAACCGTTGAGCTGCAACTCTCCGATGCCAACCGGATGATGGCATATAACATGAGTCCGGTTAAGGTGGGCAAACTCGCGAGTCTCAGGGCCGACAATATCTTATCGTATGATGCACGCATCACCGATGGCACATTGACGGACCTTGTAAGGTATGTCATTGACCGGAAAAGCCACCGTGAAATGCACCAATTTCTTTATTACAATGTATTCGGGTTGCCGGAATCCATATCATTCTCAGGATTGGTGCAGTATAGTCCGGAACTGGAGGGTGATATCGCGGACATGGTGAAGCTGAAAAGGAGATTCAATCCGTTTTTCAATGATCTGCGCACGGTCAACACCGGGTATTTGGACGAAAACAAATACAAGGCCCTGATAGACATGCTTACCTCTCCGGTACAGCGATGGTACGACACGCCTTCGTTGCCGATGGAGATCATCATCACAGATATTGACTTTACCCATACGAAAATGGGTAACCAGCGGGTAAACGTGAATCTGACCTTCTGCCCGGCAAGCCGGAAGCATCAGGTATTTGACAGGTACTCGTTTGGGGGAGGTATCTTCGATTATACATTTGACAGGACATTTGAATAAATAATATACACAATGGAAACAATACGCAGAAATTTGGCATTGGCCGATATGGATATCCGCAGGGATGAACGCGGGAACCGGCGCGTCTTTTCGATAAAATTCGTCAGCAAGGAGGGTAAGGTCTACTTTATCCCGCAGGCATACGCCTGTGGTGCCGGACGCATGAACATGAAGGAATACCAGCTTCGGGGGGTACAGCCCTGCGACTGCAAGGGCAATCCCGAAGGGCATCCCTATCCCGTGGATATAGACCTGATACTGGAGTATAACAAAATGAAAATCGTATTCTGATGAACATACTGTTTAATTCAAGCGGCATTCCCCTGCTGATGCAGTCCACGTACATATTCGGAGAGACAACCGGGGCACCGCAGAACGAGATGAAGGACCGTGCCCGGATCCTGTCGCCATACGACTTGTCGAATGTCAGTTACATAGATATCGACGGGGTGAAAGTACGCCCGTGGGGAGACGAGAACGATTTCCCGCAGAAGGCGGCCGAAGAGATCGGAAATACCAGTGTGCTTAATACCGGCTTGAAATTTCTCCGTAACCTGACACTTGGGCAGGGCATTTATCCTTGTACGGTGAACGGTTACGATGATGGCGGTAACGAGATACTGAAGCCCGTTACGGATAGCCGGGTACAGGCTTTTGTTGCTTCCCGGAATGTAAGACGCTACATGGAGAAGGTACTGCGGGATTATCTGAAGTTCGGTAACGGTGCTGTCCAGTTCGTTCCATCGGCAGCGGGTAATTCCTTTGCAGGAGTTAATCCGATAAATGCGCTTTATCGGCGCTATTCCGAAGTGGATGAGTACGGAGCATGTAAATGTATTGTTTCCGGATATTGGCCGCAGCATCCGGGCAAGGGGCAGTACACCAAGCTGGAGGTATTATCTGAATATGATCCGCAGATGCACGCCGAAGTACTGAAGTTTGCCGGGAAGATGAAGAACGGATTCATCCTGCCGGTACGTGACAGCTGGAGCAATGATGACCTTTACGGCATGCCTGTATGGTGGCCGGCATACGTTTGCGGATGGGTGGAGATTGCCCATCTCATCCCCCATTTCCTCAAGAAAGCATACAAGAACCAAATTACCTGGAAGTGGCATGTACAGATACCGTATTCTTATTGGGAGAAGAAATACCCTTCCAAGGACTATTCCGTCACAGAACGCGAAGCGGCCATTCAGAAGTATATGGACTCGGTAGAACAGAATCTTTGCGGCCCGGACAATGCGGAGAAACCGATCTTCTCACATTATGCCGTCAATGAGATGAACGGCAGGATTGAAGAGGAATGGAAGATCAAGCCGTTGGAGAATAAATACCAGGGCAGCGACAACCTTCCGGTATCGGCAGCCGCCAACTCCGAGATATTGTTTGCCTTAATGGTCAATCCCAATGTGCTTGGTGCCGGTATGCCGGGCGGTACATACGCCGGCAATCAGGGCGGTTCCAATATACGTGAGGCGTTCCTCGTGAATATTGCCAATGCCTGGATTGACCGGCAGAATATTCTGGATCCGATTGAACTCTACATAAAAATGAACGGTATGCCGGAGTGTGAGTTGCGTTTCCGCAATACCATTTTAGTAACCCTCGATACCGGAAGCGGTACCAAAAAAACGTTGAGCTAATGATATTCAGTGCAGAGAAATGGAACAAGGGTGCCGAACTCAAGGCACTGATGAAGGTGAATACCGCGATTTCGTTTGATATGATGGAAGCACCGCTTCGGGGTGCCTTCCGGCAATTCCTGTTTCCACTACTGGGGGATGCGATGGCGGCCGAAGTGATTGAGATATATAATTTCGGTCCGAATCCGGATGTGTTGGAACCGAATACTGAAGGGGCAACTGAACGGGAAAAACTGGATGCTCGGCTGCTTGAGATCTGCCAGCGCGCGAACGCGAACCTGGCGTTCTGGAATGATTTCGATGAAATCAGTGTCCGGATTACGGATGCGGGATTTCAACGGCAGAAGTCCGACAATGAAACCTTTCAAGGGGTATATAAGTACCAGGAAGACAATCTTCGGCAGTCTTTCCGCAACAAGGGGTTCAATGCGCTGGATGAGCTGCTTGAGTTCCTGTATGCCCATATAGCGGAATATCCGGAATTTGCCGCCTCGAAAGCCTACCAAGACCGGAAATCCGCCATTGTCCGCAGTACTGCAGACGTGAATGATGTCTGTTTCATTGGCGGCAGCCGGATTATCTTCCTGCGGTTGCAGCCGCATCTGAAATTTGTGGAGGAAATGCTGCTTCAGCCGGCTATCGGTGACAGGCTCTATGAGCATCTGATTGACGGGCTGGTCAATCCCCCTGAAGATGAAGAACAACAGAAGAATGTGGAACGCTTGCGTCTGGCTTGTTCCCGCTATATTGGGACAATGGCGGTCAGACGGCTGTTGATGGAGACGGGCAGCATTACAGACCGCGGACTGTACTTTACAACAATCCGGTCAGGTGAAAAGGGTAATGAACAGAAAGAGCCGGTTGATACGAAACGGATAGCCGTACAGATACAGAACCTGAAGGCGGATGCCGACATGTATATGACCGCATTGCTGCGGATTGCCCGTAGTTATTTTACTGATTACTATGCCGGTGATCCCCGTAGGATATTCGACCGGGACAATGACCGTAAACGTACATTCTGGGTATGAGAGAGCTTCGTATTGCATATCGCAGCTTCGGAGTCCGGCGTGAGGTTATACGCCGGGTGCCTCAGAAATGGGAAGAGCTGACACCGTCGCAGTTCCTGCTTGTGTCACGGTTTTACCTTCAGGAGACGGATGAATCATCCTTCCTGAAGGAGTTCTATCCCCTGCCTTCCGGTGTCATTGCGGACAGCTATTACAGGTATAAGCTGAGTGAGCTGATAGAGTTCATCAGCGACTGTCGTGTCCGGATGGATCGCTTTATTCTTTCCGGTGTGTCCGGATTGAAAGCACCGGGTGAACGCCTGAAGGGGATGTGTTTCGAGCACTTCATGCATGTGGACACCGCCTTCAACCGCTATGCGCGTGACGGCAAGGATGCCTCACTGGATGCTTTCATATCAATGCTGTACCTGAAGGATAACGAATATATTGTCCTACCGGCAGGTGGAAAAAACGGCTTATTTAGCAGGCAGAAACCGCTGATACTGCAAAAACGGCTGTCGGAAGTGGCGAAGATAGACAGGCATGTCAAGTATGCTATATTCCTGAACTATGTTTTTGTCAAAAGGTGGCTTTCCAAGGCGTTCCCTTTCCTGTTTCCGTTGAACGAAGATCCGGAACCGGAGAAGAACAACAAGAAACCGACCGCGCCATCGGTCAACTGGCTTGATATCTTTGATGCTTTTGTCGGTGATGATGTGGCGTTGCTGGAGAAATACCAGGCGATGCCAGTGGCAACGGCGTTCCGCCTGCTTAATAAAAGAATACGTGACGCTCAAAAACAGAAGAAATGACATTTTCAGAGTACATAGAGAATTTGGCCGAACGCCATGTCGATATCCGGCACAAGGAGAATGACGAGGTACATTTCCTTTCATCCGAACGGGAGAAGCACACGGCACTGGACAGCGTGCTCCACTATCCGGCGGTGATTCTGGACCGTGGCTCAGGGTTCGGATATGGCGGTGCTACGGGGGCATACCTGAAGGATCGTGATTATCTGCTCTTTGTATTGGAACATGTGTCCGATACTTCAGACTACGAACAGATAGAGGCCGCACTTGATAAGTGCGAGCGCATTCTTGATGAGATGCTGAACCAGGTACTTGAAGACAAAAGGAAGAACCGCCAATGGATTGCCTTTTCACTTGAAGAGGTAGAAGCGGATTATGTGGTGAATATTGATAGCCAGCTTTATGGGGTGATCGCGGCAATACACTTGTCGCAACCCTATAAGGCTGTTAACTGTAGGAAGGCATTCAACTGATATGGCAGATACGGTTGAAACACTTAAAGAATTAGCCCGGCAGGTACGATATGCTACGCAGGAGGGAGAAAACACGGGAGAACGTGTTGGACGTACCTTGGTGGGCATTTTGAATCTGTTATCACAGTGTTCTTTGGAAGAACTGAATAAAATCTTCCTTCATAAATCCAAGCCTGACGAAACTCCTTTCCTGCTGAAATTATTAGGAGGTGCCGAAGTTGGCGAAACAATAGACTCATTAGTTGCCGGGAAAGGGATTCTACTTAAAAATGGCCGTGTACAGGCTGATACTTTGGAAGCTCGTTTTGCTCTCATTGTTCAAGAAGTGATATTCAACCGGCTTTCTGCCATGGAAAGTGATTATTCTTTTTCTGAATCGGGCACGATTGAGAGCGTAGAACTTCTGGAGGATGGCACTTACCGTTTACCGCTCCGTAAACGTTTGGAGAATGATTTCACGGCTTTGGATGAAAATGATATCATTTACGGCATGGTAAACAACCTTGCCTCCGGAGGAGGAGATTATTATACTTCCTGGTTACGTGTCCTGCATGTGGATACTTCCGCTAATGTGATTACTGCTGTTCTGTATCCGGATAGTGAAGTTCCAGGGGGAAAGAATTACCCGCCGGAGCCATTGATGATAATAACGCGTCGCGGCAATCCGGTCAATGAAGATCGTCAGGCGTACTGGTATCTTTCTACTCGTGAGAAATGTATCTGCATGCTCGATGGCGTAACGAAACCCATACTGGAAGAGCATAATTACGCCATTATCATCGGCAGACTGAAACAGTTATCATTATTCGATAACCTGCCTATAAATTACCGGCATAGCTATGTCTATTGCAGGGGTATAGCCTTTCAGGAACGCCTACAGATTCAGTATCCGGGGATTCCTGTCGTTTCCCTTGTGGACCGCGGAGACTGGAGCTCCGAGGTTGCTGCTTCTGATAATCCCTATTCTGTATCTTCTACGTCTGCGGATACCGTATGGCATTACGGGTGTCGTTGGCAATGTCTGATTAACGGCACGCTTGATGAGCCCCGATTCGGTTCGACGGGATGGGCCATGAAAGAAGGAAACCCAAACTTCTCTATTGATATATCTTCTGCCAACGATTGGAGGATAGACCTGGACAAGATGGATGAAAACGGCAATCTTGTTGATGATCTGGACGTGCTCACTATAACCGGAATGCTATATAACCGGGATGTTACTGAACATATACTTGATGCTGATGTGGAGTGGACGCGTGATAGCGGTAATATTACGGAAGATAACGCCTGGGCAGTGAAACATGCCGACACGGGAAAAGTGCTGGTGCTCAGGCGTGATGATCTCGGAACGAACTTTGTGCAGGTCGGTTCCTGTAAATTTAAGACTACCGTGCTGCTGCGTGACGGTAAGAATGTATACCCTGATGAAATAGAAGTTGTGATATGAAGACAAAGAAAATAGAAGTAAACTACAAACCTCTTAGCGTACATATGGCGATTAACGAGGTTGGTTCCGTATCATCATTGCAAACGTATGATGCGGTGACGGGAATCTTTGAGGCGGACTATACGTTGACGCCATTGGTGTTGTTGCCTCAATGTGATGTTGTTGACAAGGATGGTATTATTAAGGAATTTAATATAAATTCCTCTCTAACCAATCTTAAGTGGTATGAAATCATTGATGGCAAAAGAATCCTGATTGAAACGACGAATACCGGTTATGAAATCACTCAGGAAGGCTCAAATAAAGGTCAGATAAAAGTAAAGAAGAATGCCGCACTCTTGCACCCTATAACGTTGGATTTTTATGCAGAATACCTGGATACGCGCACAAATCAGATCATCGTTTACCGTCAGTCAAAATTAATAAAATGTATCAATGCTACCAATGCCAATCCTTTATTGACGCTTGATAGTGAATCTACCCATTTATACAACCCCTGGGAGGACCCTGTACAGCAGACCATAGTAGCTACCCTGATGGCAGGTGAAACCGATTTTACCGGTGTATCAGCAAAAAGAAAATTCTTCTGGTACAAACGTCGTGAAAATGGCACCCTGACGCTTGCCGGTTCTGATGAATTTGATCTTGATGTGGTCAGTGTGAATGATAATGTGCTTGTCATTGATCGCGAGGCGATAGGAGAAAAGGAGACCTACATTTGCAAGGCTACCTTTTCCCCTGATGGTTCCCCGGCTGCCTCACCGACGGATGCGGACCCTACGGCTACCACTACTATTGTGCGTCGTCTCCCGAATTATGATTACGACATAACCAATCTGCCGAACCGTATTGCTCCTGGAACAGTGACCGTAAATCCCAAAGTCGTGGTAACAGGAGCGAAAGGCATTATCGGCAATGCCATGCAGGAGTTGAAAGCGACCTGGTATAAGGACAGTACGGTTATCGGGACCGGTGAATCCCCCTCTCTTTCCGCCAATAATGTGACCAGCGGATTATTGGGTGTGGATATGACAGACAAGGGTAATTACAAGATACTGACAACCAGTGACGGAAAGGCAATATTAGCAAGTGCTGATAAAGTAATAATAGCAAAATAACAATTAAATTTTAAGAATATGGCTAATTACATCAAAGTAACAGAAAAGGTGGCTGCGTCAATGGGATTGACAAGCATCCGCAACAAGACTGCAGACGGGAATTATCTATTATGGCAGGCTGACATCCTGCGCTTTCCGGGAGACGACATATTTTCCCGTGCGGCTTATTGCGGTGGAGCCGTGCTGACTCCCAATGCCGCAAAAGAAGAAGTGGATGGTACTGATCATCCTGTGCAGGTTGCTACACCTGAAAGGTTCCTGTTTTCCTCGGAGCAATCTCCGTCTGAAGAGGAAAAATCGGAAATAAATAAGGAGGATGAGGTATGAGTATAGCAACCCGACAAGTGAATGTAAGATTTTCGCCGAAGGCGGGAACTTACACTACTATTATCCAGTCTCCAAGCGGGGACCTTTATCAGGAATTTGAAGGATCCGTGGGGGCAATCGGTGCTATATCGCCCGATTTTTCCCAGACGCAGCCGCAGTTGGTGTTTATTGCGACCTCGTCCCGCGTGGCGGAAGGTATTTCCATACCTATCTCTTGTGACTGGTATTTCAACAGTGTGAAGCTCACTTTCACCAATAATGTCTCCACTAATGTGTTTAATGGAGAGACAGGGCATTTCCGCAAGTTGCCGTATGTTGCAGGGACGCAGGATTATTGGGGCTTGAAAATCTTGAAAAACCTGGTTGTGGCTGCGGGCGCGGCTCCTTGCAGCATTAAGGGAGAAGCCATAGTCGTATATGGTAATGTCACCGATAAGGTAGAGGCTATCTACAATATCCCTATTCGTCGGGCTACCGGTTCTCCTTATTTTGTTACTATTGCCGCTGGAGATAACAAGTATTATACCATCACAGAAAAAGGCGGTAGCTGCATACTCAAGGCTATGACTTATCAGGCGGGTGTTTCTGTTACCTCTAATCTGACTTACAAGTGGTATAAGTTGGTTGGCGGTGCCTGGTCCTTACTCTCAGGAAAAACGGCGCAGACATTGACGGTTACAGGTGATATGGTAGATTGCTATTCCAGCTTCAAATGTGTTGTCTCGCAAGGGGGAACTGAAATCGGTACGGATATACAAGGCGTAATGGATGCTTCAGACCCTTATGATATCATTCCTAATCCAAGTCCGGCTGATGAGACGATTGTCGAAGAGGGCGATACTGTGGTGTATACTCCTATGGTTGTGAAAAGAGGCTCTACGACTAAGGCAATGGAGATGAACTTTAATTTTACCGCCATTGATAGTGTAGGACTTATCCTTGGGCAAGCTACTAACCAGGCAAACTTTACTGTGACCTATGCGATGTGTGAACAGGCTGGTACGGATGTAGGCGTGTATATTGAAACTGTGTCATAAATTTTAAAATGTAATTGTATGCCGATAGCGAGTGTAACAAGAAGTGTAAAGTATGCACAGAAGGGTGCTCCCGGAAAGAGTGGGCGTATTCCGTATCCGGCCGGAGAGTACAATCTATATACTTCCTATATTTGTACAGATACGGTTACTCCTTATGTGTTGGATGGGAAGTATTATGTAATGAATCGAAATACGACATGGGTAGGACAGGGTATGCCCTCAAATATCAATTCTCCTCAGAAGGATGTTGCGGTAAATGGATCGAAAGCCACTTGGACGCTTGTTGAAGACTATACAGCTATTTTCGTGGAGATTCTGATGGCTAACTTCGCTAAATTAGCGAGTGCCATCTTTTCAGGAGATTACATGTTTTCGCAGCAGGGGGTTGACGCTGATGGTAATCCGACATCGAATTATGAGGAATTTAATACGGGGAATTTTGTACCTAATCTGCTTCTGGATTTTGCCACGGGCTTATTCAAAGGGAATAAAGTAGAGTTGACGGGACAGATTTCTACCGCTTCTGAAGGTAAGCGAATTGTTATTGATCCAACTACTAATAGTATTGCGATGTATGATTTCCTTGGAAATCTTGTTGGAAAGATTAGCTTTTCTACTGTAGAAGACTATACTTCTCCTGTAATTGAACTATATGATATGGCTCCAACAGGTGTTATAGGTGGTAAGACGACAATTATGCCGGGTAGTGTATCGTTGGAATCTTTATATTTCGGTGATAAATATTCGGTTCATATATCTCCTTACATCGGCATTCAATTTCGAAAAAATGATGTTACAACTAAAACATATGGTAATAGTTAATTGATATACGAGAATTTATAATTACAAAACGAGATCAAAAAATAAATGTTGAATTTGGGCGTTTTTCGCTATAGTTTAAACGCCCCTTAAAAATACAATGGTATGGAAAAAGTTTATTTGAAGGATTCAGATGTAGTGAACGAATTGATAACCACAATTCCGGTTGCTACAACTGAGAAAAATGGTCTTAAACCCGCCAGTGATGTAAGAAAGGAAAAGATGATCGCAACCACAACCTCAAGAATTGTGTATGAAGGATCATCCTCAACAACAGCAATATCTACCTCCTTACTTATCAGTCTTGCCGCTTACGGTGGCGGGCCAATGACCTTATTCTATATGACCATTAACAGGTCAGTCGATGTTTTGAAAGCCCCCACTATCATTTTAAATCGGATAGGTGGGGCAAATGCTCCGACAACTCTACGATTTAAAATATGGTCAAACGAAAGTACCGGAGCGTTTAAAATCATATTAGAGCATACGCAACATACGCCATCCATATATATAAAGATTCTGAATACTATTATACCTACTTATGATATTGTACCTTTATCAGTAGCTAATCAAGATGAAGTTGACGCAGCGACATATATTGATGTGACACAATAATAGTAGGGGCACTATGCCCCTATTATCTAAAATGAAACCTGTGTTATAATTCCGTCCAGTCGGTTACCTCCTCTTCAATAACGTTACGAAACACGCAATCTGAGGTATAAAATCCTTGAAAACAGGTTGCAATAGAGTATTCAGTATTAAATTTTATTGCAAGATATAATTGTCCATTATACCTGCAATGTCCTAATTTAAAGTTTACAAGGTTATTGCCTCCCCATCCACCTGTCACATTCATGTCTTTTACAAGATACGACGCAGAACGAAACAACATGATATCGGCCTTGGCCATCATCGGACTGTAGTCTACACCTGCTCTTAACACAAACAAACTTCCCAGGACTCCGGCAGCATCTATTTTATCTGTTAAACCGGAAATAGGAACAAATAGCAGAATTCGACTTCCTGCCCCAATACTATTACTGTATCTCAGTTGTGTATATCTCATTTTGCCCGTTCCTGAAACCAAAGCAGTATATTCAACCTTAGACAAGCTATCTACAGTTACCTGCGCTACATTCTGATCGGCAGTTAATCCAATAATTGATGAGGGAGCATTGGTGAATGCAACTTCTGACAATTTTATCTTCTCCATACCATTGTATTTTTAAGGGGCAAAAGACATGGTACAAAAATAGGCGACCGTAGTCGCCCTCTTTTAAAATGAAAATTCTTTGACTGAATATCCCGCATCAGGTTCTTCAGGAACTTCAATCGGTGATTGGAAAGTAAAATTCATGTTACATGAGTAAGAAAGCGTTAATTGATTTGTTTTTGCAGTTCGAATAAATATATCAAGCATTGGCCCGTTAGCCGTTGATGCTTGATATAAAATTCGAGCTTTACTTATTACTCTGCCGGAATTTGCCAACTGAACAATAGATTGCCTATCACTATATCCATCAGCATGGATATATAGTAACTGAGAACTTGGAACCTCACTATTATAATAGTTGCCTACCATCAAGAGCACAGCATGAGGAACATTCCCATAACGCCCCAAAGCAATTCTGTACCATTTGCTTTGCGATACCCTTTCATCCGGAGTGTATCTTCCACACCCTCCAGATTGTACGACAATTCCAGGATTAACAAGTATATCATTACCGGAACCATCAACAGCTTTCACTTTACTTAGGCTATCCTTGGTTTCCAAGCCATTGTTGTAGTCCTTAATTGTAGTCTTCTCCATATCCTTGTATTTTTAACGGGCGTATGAAGCACAATTTGCCTCTGCTGAATTACTTTGTTATCTTCACGGGCAAAAATGATTTACGCATACATTAGGGTGAGTACCGATAAACAAACTGTCGAAAACCAGCGATTTGAAGTGCAGAATTTTGCCAATGAACGCAAATTAGTGATTGATAAGTGGGTTTCGGAAACGGTGTCAGGCACAAAGGCCGCTAAAGACAGAAAGTTGGGCCCACTTTTAAAGAGAATGAAGAAGGGTGATACGCTCATACTTTCTGAAATTAGCCGGTTAGGTCGTAATCTTATGGGAATTATGTCGATGCTCAACCTCTGCATGACGAAAGAAACCTTTGTGTTGACAGTAAAGGAAAGATATGAGCTTGGCAATAACATTAATAGCCAGGTACTGGCTTTCGCTTTCGGGCTGTCAGCTCAGATTGAGCGTGATTTAATTTCTCAACGTACCAAGGAGGGGCTTGCCAGGCGTAAAGCAAGCGGTCAGCAATTGGGTCGGAAGAAGGGCGATAAGAATACACATTATAAACTCACCGGAAAAGAAAATATAATCCGGACTATGCTTAATTATGGTTACTCAAAGGCTGCTATCTGTAGAAAACTGAAATGTAACTTTAAAACACTTGATGACCATTTATTAAGAATGAATGTCCTATGTACCGGCTAAGCTACATGCTACTTTTGCCTATATTTCATTCATTTATACATTATGGCAAAAGCAGAAGTTTTATTCAAGATCATCCGCAAATGGGAAGGCGGATGGAGTGATCACAAAAATGACAAAGGTGGTAAAACCAACATGGGTATTACCTTGTCAACATGGAGATCATGCGGTTATGACAAAGACGGTGATGGCGATATCGATGCGGATGATCTACGATTGATTACTCCGGAAGATGTATTCAATATCTTCAAAAAGTATTATTGGGACCGTTATCAGGCTGATTTTATACATAACCAGCCCATTGCCAACATTTGTGTGGACTGGGTATGGGCTTCCGGACGTTCGGGAATCACAAGGGTACAGCAACTCCTACAGATTAAGGTGGACGGTATTGTAGGGCCTCAGACGGTTGCCAGTATTAATCTGGCCAACCAGTGCCAGTTGTTTGAAGCTGTCAAGGCGGACCGGATCCGGTTTGTTGAAGAAATCTGTAAAAAGAATCCGTCGCAGCTTGTGTTCCGGAAAGGATGGTTGAACCGAATCAATGATTTCAAGTTCTCTGTTCGCTAATTTCTTGTCCTTTTTCCCACTCTCTTCAGCCTTTAGTTTTGTGCCTGAAACTAAAGGCTTTTTTATGGCAGAAGATACTAATCAGAGCAGACTGGTCACAGCACCGGAATTTAAAAAGAATGTAAGTACCTGGATGGACTCCATCATTGGCATGTCAGGAAGCATCCTTTATCTCAGGACTAAAGGTACCAATGAGTTAAACCGGAGTCTGGAGAAGAAAATGCGGTATGCCGAAGGGGGTACCGAAGATGATATAAACCGCATCGCATTCAAGTTCAAGCAATATGGCGTATTCGTTCATTACGGTGTGGGACGTGGATATACCCGCATCAATGGCATGGTAGTCAGAGGATATAATCTGTATAACCGGAAAAAGCGTACGTATCGCAACGAGGCCATCAGGACGGCACTGGTCAAGAAAGGCTACTCCAATGCGGAAATAAAAAAGCAGAAATACCGGACCGAGATCGGTACTTTCACCGTACTTCGCAGACCCGTTGATTTCATTGATGGAGTAATTGACAAACATATCACCGAGCTTGCGGATATCTCCGGAGAATATTACGGAGACAAGGCTTTCAAAAAGATACTGGACACATTTGGCAAACTAAAGATTCAGAAAAATGGCAAAAAGTAAGTCAGAAAAAAGAGGCATCTATCTTTATATAGATGGAAAGGAAATAGTCAATGATGTCAACCACATAGAGAAAGAGTGTCGGCAATTGACGCAGCAGCTGAAGACCATGACTATGGGCTCTGAGGAATACAACCGCACTATGGCGAAGATACAGCACCTTCAGGGCATACTCAAACAACATCGCCAGGAGATCAAAGGTATCACTACCGAGACCAAGAAAGCAACTGTCAGTATCGGCAGCATGGTAGATTGGTTTAACCGATTCGGTGGGGTTATCTTGTCTGTGATCGGTTTTCTGACCGGTGTAACTCTTGCATTACGCACCATCAGAGATGAACGCAACAAATTAGAAGAGTCACAAGCCGGGCTAAAAGCTTTGACCGGACTTGATGATGATAACATTGCCTGGCTGACAGAACAGGCTAAGACGCTTTCCACCACTATGACAAAAGAGGGATTGCGTGTCCGCCAGTCGGCTGCTGAGATTCTGGATGCGTTCATGTTGGTGGGTTCGGCCAAACCTGAATTGCTTGGAGATAAGGAGGCATTGAAGCAAGTAACAGAAGAAGCTATGCGGTTACAGGCGGCTGCTAAGGATATCACTCTCAATGAGGCGGTTGATTCGCTTACTTTGTCGCTTAATCAATATGGCGAAGCTGCTGATCAGGCAGGGCGTTTTTCTAATGTGTTGGCTGCCGGTTCCCAAGCCGGATCCGCCAATATCGCAAGCCAGGCAAAGGCAATCCGGAATGCAGGAACGGCAGCAGCTTCAGCAAATGTTCCCATTGAACAGACGGTCGCTTTGATTGAAACGCTTGCCTATCGGGGTATAAAGGATGAAGTGGCCGGAACGGGATTGAAAAAGTTCTTCCTAGTACTTCAGACCGGAGCGGATGAAATCAATCCCAAAATTGTAGGGTTGGATAAGGCACTGGAGAACCTGAAGAATAAGAATATGGATGCAGGCGCCATTAAAAAGATGTTCGGGGAAGAAGGTTATAACACGGCATCCGTAATCCTTCAGAACACGGAGATGGTGAAGGACTTCACAGCAGCTGTTACCGGTACGAATGTGGCGTATGAACAGGCAGCTATTAATAGTGATACTGCGCAGGCTAGATTAGAACAGGCGCGTAATAAAATGAAATTGGCGGCTATTGATTTGGGTGAAAAGCTAAATCCGGCTTTGGCGGTCAGCACTAATATGCTGACTTATGTTATTAAAATTTTGCCTGGACTGATTGATTGGTTCCAAAAATGGGGCACAACGATAATAGCCTTCATTATCCCATTGGCAACCTATTATGCCACTCTAAAACTAATCTCTCTTTATCATACTACTTACAATGCGATTCTTCGGGGAGGAATCACCATACAAACCGCATACCGGATAGCTACCATTGCCCTGAATGATGCACTGGCAGGAGACTATAAGGCCATAGCCAGGCTGATACTACAAATGCGTTCTCATAATATCATAACTCGGACAGTGGCAGCAAGCACACTTGTTTTTCGGGCAGCAATGGAGACTTTAACCTTTCGTTTTTCTGCCGCAACTAAAGCAATACGGGCGGCATGGGCAGTATTGGGATTAAATCCTTTTGTAGCCATAGCCACAGTCGTTGCAGCCGCAGCGACCGGACTGTATATTTATGCCCAACGCACTTCTGTAGCTGCACGTAGGCAAAAAGAGTTAGTGGATATGAATAGGGAGGCCGAAAAAAGCATCAGCGAAGAAAAGAATAAACTGGATGCCTTACGGAAGGTGCTTGAGGATTCTAAAGAACCATATGCAAAACGAAAGGCTGCATTAGAAGAAATTCAGTCCATTGTTCCGGAATATCATGCTTCACTGACTAAAGAAGGGACGCTTATCAACAACAACTCTCAGGCTTTGGATGGTTATGTAGAGAAGCTCCTTCTGACAGCTAAACAACAGATGGCAAACTCTAAATTACAGGAAGCGCTGAGCCAACGTAGCGAATGGGTACACGAGAACGGTCCGGATGCCATGAAGTTTAAGAATCTTGAATGGGAGATAAATGATCCTGTTAATATGGGAAAGTCTGTTGAGGAACTGGCTGCATCTAACGGGGTATCACCTACTGCGTATAAAGTATGGGCAACACAGAAAAAACGTCTTGATGGCAATGTGCGTTACTACGAGCAGATGATGCAGGACTATACAGCCCAATTACTCGCTATCAACGACAAGTACAAGACTGTTACTCCGGATCCTTTGTCCCCTGTCACTAATGGCGGTAGTGGAGGTACCGAATCAGAAGAAGAACGCAAGAAACGCGTGAGTAAGGAACTGGAGGATCTGGAGACGAAACACATGCAACAGATGACCCATCTGCAAAAACTGTATTTAGAGGGTGAGATTAAAACCAATGAAGAATATACTGCCTTGCAAATAGACCTGGAGAAAAAGACGTTGGATGAAAAACTAAAAATAGTTGGACTGGAACCTCATGAACGAGAAAAGTTACAGGTTAAAATGCTGGAGGCTCAGATTAAATTTAATGAAGAATGTAAAAAACTGGATGAAAAAGCTGAAAAAGAACGGCAAAAAGCCGCAGACAAAACAGCTAAAGAACGTCTTTCCATACGTCAGAAGCAATTACGTATAGAATTGGAGGAAGCTACTGCAAACCATTATAGAAATCTCACTTCAGAAGAAGAATTTGCAAAAGAGGTTAACGGCATCAGACAACGTTACTGGGAGGATTTACTTGATAACTATCAATTGACAGAGGAACAGCGGACAGAAATAGATAAAGAGCAGGCCGAAGCAAAAACAGATGCCGAGAAAGAAAAGTATGAGAAAACGATGGAGATGCACAAACAATATGTATCCATAGTAGAAAGTATTGCTGCTGATTTTGGTGAAACCATCGGTCAGATGATCGCTACCGGTGAGTTGTCATTAAAAGACTTCTTGAAAGAAACAATTCTGATGGCATTGGATGCTCTGGAGCGTGTCATTGAAATTTCCTGTTTGGAAGTAATGGTTAAGAATCTGGCAGCAACAGCCCCTTTATCATTTATTGGTGCAGCAAAAGCTGCCTTGCAAATAGCGGCTATCAAGGCATCCTTTGCAGTGGTTAAAGGCGTGGTTGGCAATTTTTACACCGGAGGTTACACGGGACATGGAGCCTGGGATCAACCGCAGGGTATTGTTCATTCTGATGAATTTGTAGCCAACCGTTTTGCGGTGGCCAATCCGAATTTGCGGCCGATATTCGATGTTATTGATGTGGCACAACGTACCGGAAATGTTGGTAACTTAACAGCTGAAGATATCGCAGCCGTGGCAGGATCCGGAAAGAATACGCATACCGTTCCAGCTAAGGCACCCGGAGCCAGTGCCACAACCACCACCAATGATCCGGCTATGGTGGCGATGCTCGTTGAATGTACCCGTGCGCTACGTAAACTTAAAAATCGTCTGGATGATCCGTTAGTAGCGGAGACTTATGTTACCGGTAAACGGGGTATCAATCAGGCTCAACGAGATTATAAAAAATTAGAGAATAACAAATCACGTAACAAGCAATGACCGAATTATACATTGACGGACAGTTGGCCGCCCTTCCTGAAGGATTCAACTTTACATTCACTTCCGAAAATCCATATTTCACCCGTAGTTCCAATTATTCGTTGGATATAGAACTTCCTATGCCGGCTAATCATGCCATATTCGGACATATTAACCGGATGGATGTAACAAAGAAAAAGACCATACTTCCCGCCATGCTCATTGTGGATGCCAGGTGCCTGCTTTATGGCAGCGCAGTTTTATTGTCGGTAGAGGACACATTGGTTAAAGTGCAGCTGGTATCTGGTAATGCGGAGTTTAATCTTCTTACGAATGATGATATCTATATTGATGAGTTAGAGCTGGGAGGTCCTTATATGCCTCCGCAGCCGGGAATCTTTCAATTCTTCTTACCGGAATCAGAAATGAAGGCAGCCTACGGCTCGGTAGATGAAGTGGATGGGGTTTTTCTCCCGGTATTTTATCAAGAAACAAAAGAGGAGAATTTGGTCAATAGAGTTACATATGAAGAGGGAACAACCAACTTTAATCCCGGCTCTAACATGTTTGTAGGAAGTTTCCAACCCTACCTGCTTACGGTCATCAAAAAACTGGTTGAATATTTCGGATATACCTTTGATACTACTTTCTTTGATAACAGCTTCTTGCGGAATATCTATATATGCAGTGCGGTAAACTCATTCCGCATTGAAACAGCATTGCCACACTGGACAGTTTCCGAGTTCTTTGATGAATTGGAGAAATTCCTGGGTGTCATTACCGTTGTAGACGAACATGCCAAAGTAGTACGCTTTGTTGAACTGAATAATTATTTCTCCAATCCCGATAAAGAGATCATTGATCACGCTGCATTGTTGCGTGAATATGCGGTCGAAGTGGACGAGGAGAAGAACGATAAGGATGTAACCTCTGGCAATGTCGGTTATGATCTTCCCTCCACTTCAGATGACGGCTACTTCCGACTGGATCGGTATCTGCTGAAGGCTGCTAAAAAGGCTGAATATGCCAACTATCAGGATATGAAAAATGCTTACGACAGTATGAATAATGAAGAACGGAAAAGGGTGATATTTGTCGTAGGTAAACGTTACTACATCAACTACAATGAGAATGAGACAGACACACTGCGTGAAGTCAATCTATATGCTGACCTTATCCGTGATCCGGAATCTTATGATACGGATGCCGAGCTGAAGATAGTCCCTGCCAAGATTGTACAATATGATCGTGGTACATGGAAACGGCTGGAACATAATTTCGATGTGGTGAGAACTGACACCAGCTTAGTTTTGAATATTCCCTTAATCAGCTATTACCGCAAAAATTATAATCCGGATTGGATAATCAGTCCTCAGGGTGAAGCTTTCAATATCCAAGAAGCCATCAGCGGTGATGTTGAGTTACCGGAAAAACAGCAAAAGAATGATCGTATGGAGATAGCTTTCAATACCGGAAAGTTCAATCGGCAGAACGTGACCTCTAACGGACAAACCAAACCTTACAGTCATGCTTATCCGTTTACCGACTACCAGCAGAAAACTGCTGCGCAGCTCACTGATTTTCTTCCGTATTCGCTCAGTCTGAATGACGTTTGTCCGGACAGCATAGGTCATCGGCTTTCTGTTCTGAAGATGTTTCATTCCAATATTCCCTATACTATCAATTTCCAGGCTAACCGTTTGCCGGATGTTAACAAGGTATTTCTTATTGGTAATAAGCAATATTTGTGCGAGAAGATTGAGGCGGAAATAGATGCGGATGGGTTAAATAGGGTGCTGAAGGGGACTTTTTACAGGGTAGAATAAAAATCCCCGTAGCGGTTCATACTACGGGGATAAGTGTCAATAAAACGTCTCTCAAGATATGGAGAGTGAACCTAATTGTTTGCTGATGTCCTGAAGAGCAAAATTAAATGTTTCCAGGTCTTTTTTGCTAAGTGTATAAACTTTGCCTCTTACTTTACTTCCGTTGATACGCTGGCTGAGCCATGCTGTACTTTTACCGAAATATTTTTTAGCAATGTAGCCTAACGGAATAATTTCTGTATCTGTCTCTTATACACATCTGACGCTGCCGACGATCG